CCTGATGAAAACAGTTATGCTTGCAGAAGATTGGGAGGTCATTAAATGATTAAAAGATTAGTAAGAGTATCTGATGAATTCAAAGGTATTTATGAACAATATGAAATCCATACATATACTATAAATACACCGAATAAAGTATTAGATGCACAGTTAATACATCTTATTCCGAACTCAAATGGGATTATAGATATTAAACATGAGCATTATACTGTATTTAACGAAACTGAGTTTATAATTGATCCAAATTGGAATGAAGAATCTAAACCTATACCAAAACCTAAAAATTTTGATATGGAAGATTTGTCAACATGGGATGGATTATTACTATCAGATATTCCAATGATTAATAATCCTGATAAGTTGTATTTTGAAATGTTTGAAGAATATTTAGAAACAAGTTCTATCTATGAAGCGATTTTTAAAATACTTATATTCATGGGTAAATTGCCGAAGGTCTCAGATAAATGGAAACTCATATAAAATTTCTTTCTGCTTATACTAAGGAAATTGAAGATCTTCATCTACATACGCAATCTAACAAGATTGCGTATTGTAATAATATGGGTTATGAATATTCTGAAATTTTGTTTGATAATCCTGATAGAAGTTATGGAATGCCGTGGGTTAAGATTGCTGCGATAATAAAAGCTATGGAAAATTATGATGGGTATATATTATGGCAAGACGATGATATTGTAATAATGAATGATACTTATGATATTACTAAATTGATCCCAGATGAAAATGCTGCTATTATTATTCCAAGATTCTTACGAGACCCTTTAGTTCATACAGGATGTTTTCTCATAAAATCTTGTGATATATCACGACACATTTTTAATGAAATATACACTGGAACGAATTATACCGGTTTTAAAAAACATTTTTCAAATGAAGAAGCTGCATTAACTCATTATTATCAACATGGTATGTATAAAGACTATATCAGTTTTAACGACTTAAGATTATTTACATCTTTTTTACCAACACCTTTAATTAAGGGTAATAGATATAAATACACAGGTAATTGTGAATTTAAGTATTTTATAAAACCTCGACCTCATATGTTTTTAGAAGGTTTCGCTATGTATAAACGTGGTGATTTTTGCATACATGTTCCGAGTCCAGCTACTAAGCAAGAAAAAATATTATTCTTAAGTTATCTTATGAAATACAAAGAAGAGTTCATATAATGCAACAATATTGTATTTCGTCATTTCTTGATGCTAACATACTTCAAAATAGTATCATACCTTGTATGTGTGATGCTTATACTCTACCAAATATTCACAAACAAAAAATGTGGAAATTTGGAACAAACGAGGCATTAAGACAATCTGTAAGAAATAATTCCAAGCAATTTTGTGATCCTTCTAAATGTAATTTTTCACGTATGGAAACTATAGAATCGTTATCTTCGCAAATAATACAAAATGAATTAGGTAAAGAACGCTGTGATGCTATCGTAAACTATTTTCAAAACAATGACGAATATCTTTATTCTCCTATGCGACTTAATCTTAATTATGCAAAAGATTGTAATATGTTATGTCCTACATGCCGTAAGGATAAATCATTTTTTAAAACTGAACACCCTATTCAAAAAAAAAACGGAAGGTTCTTAGAAATAGTTTCTTTATACGGAAACGATATTTTAGACTTGTGGTTTAACGGTGGGGAACCATTATTTGATAAGCATTCTCTATCTTTATTGCGAAGTGATTTAACAAAGTATTTCCCTAACTTAAAAACATTATCCATTTTTACAAACGGTTCTTTATTAAATGAAAAAATATACTCCTCGATTTACAATAGAGATTTATTACATACTATTAAAATGACAATTCCTGGAATTTATAATGATTCATTTCATCGAGCGCACGGTTCCGGTAAAGCAGTTAAAGAAGGTATGCTATACGCTTCTAAACTTAGAGCTGATAATAAAATTAAGCATCTTGAAGGCAATTTTATTTATCAAACTTCAAATTTTAAAATGTTACCAGAATCTATAGAGGAATGCAATAATTTAGGTTTTGATAAATTTAATATAGTATATGTATATCCGTGGTATAATGAATCAATTGCAGAAAAACAATGCTACCATGAAACACATCCACAATATCAAGAACACTGTTAAATTATAAATAACCTAAAAAAATATAAGATGGAAGTCGTATTTGAAATACATCCAAAATGTTATTCAACTTAACGGGCGACTAACAGAATTAACTTCAACTTCTAATTCTTTAGTATTATAAGATTTTAATATTTTTTCAATTTCTAAATATGTTCTATATTCTGGTGCTGTTGGTAAATTTACAGCTTGACTTCTCACAGGTTGACCATTATAAAAACACCATGTGTTATTATAACATATTTTATCTACGGAATACCTTTTTGCAAAATCAATAAATTCAACTGCTTGATGTAAATTCTTCTTTTGAATAACAAAAGTAAATTGCAGTTTCTTTATATAGCTATTTCTTCTTAGATTTGAAACAAATTCTAAACTTTCAAGAAGTTTTTCCCATATTCCACCTTTGCGTATTTGCTCATAAATATCTTTTGTTGTAGCATCAATGGATATAAATATTTTATCTATTAAATTATTTGATGGTATCAATTCCCAAGAATCTCTTAGTAATTGAGCATTAGTCATAATTGTAATGCCTTTAAAATTAGGACCCACTTCTAATGGTTCAGATAATTTTGACATATATGCTTTGCTTGCAAATACTTCACCTCTACCTGATACGATTAGTCGGCTTATAGTTTTAAGATATGGTTTTACATTATTATTCCAAACCTGCATAACACCTTTATCAGTGAATGTACTCTTACGGCATGTAGGGCAAGCAAGATTACATGTTAAATCATAATCTAATTTTAAAATACTTGGAGTTCCTTTAAATAGTATATCTTTACCATATAAGTAATTTTTTACTTTATTAGCATTATCCTCTGTGAGGTCGGAAATACCTTCTTTAATTTCATCTATCTCGACTTCGATGCACATAGGGCATAGATGTTTATCACAAAATTGATAAGTTCCGGACCTTACAGATTCCCTAAAACTATCAAAAATACTTGAATGCCATGATTTTAAAGTTTCATGTAACGAATTAGAATCAAAATGTGATCCTACATTTGGCTTTAGCCACGTTCCACAAACACATGGATGTGTAGACATTTTCTCTACACAAAAGGATGTGAACGGAGTTATGCAAAATTTTCGAACCATTTTTATAGATTTTCCGATATGGTATATTCACCATTTATTTTAAGAATTGTTTGCCTCTGTCCATTTGAATGCAGTATAGCGTCCATGTGTAACCACCCACTGCTATATCCGGATGTATATTGAGGATGTAATGTACTATTAACTCCTACACAAATAACATCTCTATATTTGTATGGTGTGTGTAAGTTACCATGAATACATTTACCATAGCTTAATTCCATAGTGGCTGCAGAAGCTTTACCACCATTGCCTCCTCTATCCCCATGATGACCCAATACACAATCGTTATGTTCGAAGTCATCCCCTCTTTTTAAGAACAGAATGTTTTTAACACTGCTATGATAAGTATTAATATAATATTCTAATGGATTGTGCTTATTTAGAATAGCTAGGAGAAGTTCTGTCCCTATTTTAATATTTTCCCTATCTCTAAGAAATTCTCCGGAATTCAACCACGTTTCTATAAATACATCATGGTTAGATGGTATCACAACTAAAGTGCTATCGGGAAATTCTTCACTCCAACCTTCAATAGCTTTACCTGTATGCTCAAGAACATTAAATAATGTATTTTGAGGATATGAATATGTGTGCCGTGTAGTAATTTGATGCATTGTGTGATGATTAATAGGTTGTAAATCACAAAGGTCATGAAATATAATATATTTAGGTTTAGTCCGTGTTATAACCTCTTTAGCACATTTGATGGCTTCAGGGTCTTCCATGCCATAATGGATGTCTCCCAAAACATAAGCCGTGGACCCTGCATTGTTAACTTCGCCTGTAGGTGTGTATGTTTTATCAATGTCTTTAAATTCACCTTTAGAAGTCATTTCAATGTTACGAACAAAAAAAGTTTCATCATCTTTTACTTCGACAATTAAGCCTCCGAAAGTGTGATCCTGATGTGCTATCCTTCCTTGAGTGTTGTTTCTGTAGTTAGGATTGGATATGGTACCTGTAGTGTAAAGGATATGAGGGTATTTATGCTCACCTCTACAAACAGAAGCCATGAACTGCTTAGGGGATGCTATAATGATGCTTGTCTTTTTTTGTCCAAATCTATGTAACCCTGTTAAAGGTAACTTACTTTGAGGAAGTGTATTGAAGTCATAGGCTTTCAGATTTTTATTAAAGGAAACCTCTGTAGCTATATTGTTAGTGTATTCTTTTATAAAGTCAAATGTAAAGTAATCGTAAATGCTGCTACCCCTCATACAAAGAAGTATAAACTCCCCATTTTCAGACTCACACCACGCTTTAATGGAATTTAGGCAGTTTTGATTTAGTTCAAATCCAGCTATTACAGATGTAATAAGGTATTTCTTAGGACCATGCCCGTTTAAATCCTTAATTATGTCCATATCTGCACGGGTAGTACATAAACCGAATGCTTGCATCATATTTCGTTTAAATCCATCAAAGGTGTCCCATAAAGTTACAAAAGGATGGTAAAGTTCCCTAAATAATGTTCTGAAAGAGTCTCTAGAGATTCCAGGGCTTTTAACTAATATATTACTAGCGGCTTGAACAGTGTTTTTTAGGTGTTCAATAAAATCTTTTTCTAAAGATTTAATAGTTTGAGGGGTTTCATTACTTCTGTGAAGTCGAGTAAGTTCATTTTTAACATACCTTTTTAATGCTGGATTTAGTTTATAAAGAGAATGCAGGTTGATCTGTATAGATTCATTTAATACTTTATCCACGAATACCTTCCAAGTTTAGTTTAGTTTTAGTATAACTTTAATATATCTAAAAAATACTAAATTGGAAAGTTTTTTTCTTGACAATTTAGATCAATTTAGATTACTTCACCATAGACAATGTAACTTTTTAAATAATTATTTAGGCTTAAAAATATGATAACTCGTCAATTTACAGAACTTGAAAACATTTTTGGAAACTTTGAAATCTTTATTAAAAAATTTGAAGAAAATAAGACATTTGACACTTTAGAAACTCAAAAAATATTTTTTAATACTTCTAATTTAGCTTTACCTGATTTAACAGACCTAAACAAGATTTTGCAAGAACAAGCTTGTGTGTCACGTTTACTTTTTGTTTATGGTGCCATGTTTGAGAACCAATCACATACTGTGCAGATGTTAGAAGATGAGTTTAATATGTGGGAAGCTGCTAAAATGCAGCCTCTCCTTATAGATAAACGCTTTAAGTCTGAGACAGCTAAAACAGCGTTCTTGAAAGTTGAGCACGAAGATGAATACAAATCCTATTACAATAGATTAAGAGAAGAGAGATATAAGCTAGGCTTAATTAAGCGAACAGTTACGAGTTTAGAGAATTTTAGCTATAAACTTGATGCTATTCAGCGTGGTTTAGAAACAGCTCTTAAAAAACTATCGTAATAGGTTTATGTATATAAAAATAATAAAAAGGTAGAGGTGATTTACATGTCCAGATGGGATAATGACGTTGTAAGTGATGGGAAAAAGGGGTCTAATCCTCTTTACATCAAATTCGAAGCGAATAAAGCTCATGTCTGTCGTCTAGTAGACTCAGATAATTATTTGAAGGTTTTTCGTTCATGGGTAAAAGGAGATGACGGTAAAAAACACGAAATTGTAGTAGGTGTTGAGAGATACGACCCTATAAAAAATGTGGCTGTTGTAGAATGGTCACCATTTAAGAATATTATAGGAGATCCTAGAAATTATTATTCTGGTGGTCTTTTAGAATCGGTTAAAGGACCTGACGGTAAAAAGCTTATTCAGCTTCAGTTGCAGAACGCTGAAATCTATAACATGGTTTGTAAGAATGAAGAACCAACTAACAATGATGAGCGTGGATGGGCTGCAAGTGTTAAATTTGTTTTTAAAGCTATATCTAGATCTAAGCATGTCGATACAGAAACATCTGAAGTATATGATTATTGTGAGACTAACAATACTCTTAGAATTCTTGAAGCAACACAGGGTATTTTCAATGGCATAGATGCATTGCGTAAAACTAATGGTAATTGTGATGACTACGATATAAGTATTACGCAGCAGACTGGCGTAAGTGGGATTCCAGGGTATAAAGGTACTAGATATGTTGTAACAAAACCTGACCCAGCAACTAATCCTAATTTTCAGCGTATTATCAAAATAGGTAAGTTAACTCCTGCAGAACTTGGGTACGCATCACCTGATTTTGATTCCATCTATAAAGTAACAACTGTAGATGAGATTCTTAATATCATAGGCGGTAAGTTAGAACATATTGATGTATGTTTGGGTACTGATTATGTAGCAAAACTTAAAGATACACAGGCAGGTGTTTCAAGTAGGGTAGCTGCATCAAGCGGTGTTAAAGCTCAGGCAGCATCATTTAAACCGGCTGCTCCTGCTCCAGAAGCAGCTCCTCAGAATGCATTCTCGGATGATAGTGCAATTCCAGAAGCTCCGGTACAGGGAAGACTTGCTAAAAAGGCAGCAGCAAGTGCAACTGCATCAGCTACAACTGTTGTTTGTGGTAAGTGTAAGAAAACTATTAATGCTGATGTTGAATTCTGTGACTGTGGAACACCTAACTTAAGCCCTTGTGATGCGTGTGGTGTAAGTTTTAGTCAGTGGCTTGATAAATGTCCACATTGCGGTCATGTGTACTGATAGTGAATTAGTTAATTTTTAAAATAGGTAGAACCTCTATCTCTTGATAGGGGTTTTGCTATTTATATGGGAGGGTGTTACGATGGTTCAATATTTTTTAGGTTTAGATATATCATTAAGTTCTACAGGTGTGTCTATAATTGATGGTGATTATCATTACATAGCTAAAGATAAAATAGAAGGTGCAGGAATGTTTGGGGCAGATCGTCTTAGAATATTACATGATAATCTTGAGCGGTTTATTATAGAGAATGTTGATCCCTCGTTAATAAAATTAACATGTATCGAAGGACCTTCTTATAATAGTAATGTAGGAAATCTTTTTGAAATAGGTGAAGTGACAGGGTGCTATAAATACTTAATTAGTAAGAATAATATTCCTTATATTATTGCAACGCCTCAGCAACTAAAGAAATATGTTTTAGGTAAAGCACTTACAGGAAAAGATGGTGGGTCTAAAAAAGAACTTGTAATTTTAGATGTATATAAGAAGTTTGGAGAAGAGATTAGAGACAATAATATCGCAGATTCTTATGTGCTTAGTCGAATAGCACATGATTTTTATAATTTTGATAATGTAGGTGAAACAATTTTACCGTATCAAAAAGAAGTAATAGCTGCTTTATTAAAGTCTAAACGTAAAGACAATCAAGGAGTTGTTCTAAGATAGAAATGAATTTAACACTTACAGGGAAGGTTATAAATTATGGAATTATTTAAAGATTTTAGTTTTTCAAATCCATTCTGTTCTAAATGCAAGTTGCATCAGGGCACAGAATATCCTCTACTTTACGGTAGAGGTGATATTAATTCGAAAGTATTAGTTATTTGTGATGCTCCAACAACTAATGATAGTCTGTTGGGGGTACCGTTTTCAGCGAGTTTCGGATCCAGTATAGAAAGAGATCTTAAAAATGCCGGATTTGAAAATTATATGTTGGCTTACATGGTTAAATGTTTTCCTAATGGTAAGAAGCTTACTACAGCAAATGCTTGTTGCTACCCATTAACTATGGAAATTATCCAGGCAATGCAACCTAAGATAATTATAGCTCTAGGTGCTCCAGTTTTAGCTCATTTAACTAAAGTAGCTTTAAGTGAAGAAACTGCACGTCAAAAAGCTTTTTACCACCCAGAACTTGATACAACGATTATATGTACTTTTAATCCTAAGACATATTGGGGAAATAACTCTGATCTTACAACTTCTTGGTTTTTAGAGGATTTAAAATTTGCGTATAATGAGTATAAAAAACCTCCTATACGAAAAATAGTTAGTACTCCTAAAACACTTTCTAATTCGAAAGATGTAAAAGAATATTTGGAGTATCTACTTACTGTAAATGTTTTTGCCTTTGACATAGAAACTGCTGTTACCGATCCAATACCTTTAGACTTAAATAAGGTTATAAAAAAGCAATTAAAGGAGCAGGGGTTAGAGGTAGATGAGGATAAGGATTATGTTGCCGAATACTCTAAGTATGTAGATTTAGATCATAAGTCCACTGATGGTGAGGATGAAGAAAGTTCTGAAGAGGATGAGAGTGAAGAGTCTGAGGGTATAGATACTGAGTCTGAACAAGACTATAGAGAATTTAGGGATAAGGCAAAGGCAAAAGCTAAGAAAGGGGATGAGTCTCATAATCCTCGTAAAGATTCTATAACGGATATATCTTTTTGTGCTAAAGTTGGGCAAGGAGTTCATGTATCGTGGGAATATATTTTAGAAAATTTTGAACTGTTTAAGCAGGTCATGGCGAGTGATGTTAAAAAGGTAGTGCAGCATGGAGTCTATGATATTGAGTTTCTTATGTGCATTGGTGTAACTGTTAATAATGTGGATTTTGATACTGAGAATGCTTATCACACATTGACCGCTACGTATGAAGGTGGTAAAGCTAAGGGCTTGTATCGATTAAAGACTATGAGCTGGTTCCTCACTACAACTGGAGGATATAACGATGTTCTTGAAGACTTTGGAGGTATATCTGGATATCAGAAACTAAAGCAAAAACTTATAGAGAGTACCGATGCTGTCTTACATATAGAGGATGCTGATGCACCTCCTGTAAAAAAACGTAAATCTAAAAAGGTTACAAAAGATGAAGCTGCTACACCACCTATGACACCGGAAGAAGCTGAGAAGGCTCGTGTATGGAGTGAAAAACTAGAGGCTAGTGCCAATATAGTTAAAGAAAAGAAAATGGAAAGGGTAAAGGAACTTAATCTTTCTGAAGGTGAATATTATAGTGCTATGGATTCCGATGTAACACTTAGAATTTCACAGCGACTTCGCCCTTTAATAGATAAAGACTTTAGTTTTGTATTTTACAATTCAAGATCTCCTCTTGTTTCGTCTTTAGCAAAGATGCGAGCAAGAGGTGTTAGGTTTGATGTTCCTCATATGCTTAGAGTTAAAGAATATAATTTTAGAAAAGCGTATGAAGAACGTCAAAAGTTTTTTGATGCTGTTGGATATAAATTTAATCTAGCATCGGTACCTCAACTTCAAAAAGCCTTGTTTAAGGATTTAGGGATTAAACCAAATCCTAAATATAAGACCAAAACAGGGTTTAGTACAAATGCAGAAGCTATAGGATTCTATGCTAAAGAGAATAAAGTTTTGAAGCATATATTAAACTACAGAACTTTTCTTAAAGCCAACTCAGCATATATAGATGGTTTCCTGAAATATATCGATCCTATTACTCATAGAATACACGCTTCTGGACTACAGACATCTGCTGCAACAGGTAGACTTTCTTTTGTGCGCCCAGCGGTTCAAACAATACCACGTAGCGATTTATACAGAAATGCGATAATACCTCCTCCAGGGTGGAAACTAGTTTCTTCGGATTTATCACAGGCAGAACTTAGATTTGTAGCTATGTTAGCAGATGACAAAGTTATGTTAGATGCATTTGCTTCGGGATTTGACTTGCATAAATTTACTGCGTGTAAGATGCTCCTTAATATTGATATTTCGCAGTACGATGGTAGTAATAAAGCTCATTCTAAAGCACGTACAATTGCAAAGACAATTAACTTTGGTATTGTGTATGGGGTTACAGCATTTGCTTTAACAGATCAGGTAAATACATCTCTTTATAACTCTTATATAGAATCTTTAGAAAAAGGAATAAGTGTTGAACCACCTGAAGAGATCAGTGTTGAAGATGCACAGAGATTTATAAATCAGTGGCTTTCTACCTATCAGGGTGTAGCAGATTGGATTGAGAGAACTAAAAAGTTCGCATATGATAATGGATATGTAAAAACATTGTTTGGTAGAATTAGATACCTTCCTAATGTTAGAAGCTATGATAAAGGAGTTGCTGAAGCGGATCTGCGTAAAGCGATTAATACGCCTGTTCAGGGTGGTGCGAATGAGATAGCACTTTTAGGCTTAAATAAGATGAATAAACACTTAGACAAATATAAAATGCGAAGTGGTGCTATACTTATTATCCATGATGAAATTGTTATGGAAACACATCCAGAAGAAATAGATGAAGTCCGGGGAGTTCTTACAGAGGTTTTAACCAAAGATATTCCTTATGTTACAGTGCCTTTTGTAGCGGATACTCATGTATACGATATGTGGCAAAAATAATAGGATTTGTCTTAAAATATAGTTGACAAAATTAAAAATTTGAGGTTAACTCTCATCTAGGAGAAATGAAGTATGAATGTATTTGCATCTGCACCATTGGCTACAAACATAAACGGGGTTATTACACTTAACGATCTTGTAGCAGCTTCGGATCTTCTAGATGAGGCGAGAGAATCTGTATCTGTAAAAAATGTAAAAAGGGATGACCAGTATGTTCAGTTAATGGATTCTACTTATACAGAATATACCCCTTTAGAAGTTACAAAAATAGGAGAGCAGGTAGGTGCCTATATAGAGACTAAGGCAGGTTTTGTTTTTGAACTTCCTAATGATTACATTATACAGCAGGATCTTGGTAAATATTCTCCAGTATCTCAGTTAAATATAGGAGATTCTATTCTATTATCAGGGAATCTTCCGGATAGTACAAAGATGTTTTCGATAGGCATTAAAGCAGGGAGTAATATCCCATTAGCTTTAACAGAGGAGTATGCTCATGTTATGGGTATTTTTTATGCTTATGGTCAAATCCATTCAAATTTAAAAGATCCATATGCTAAGAGGGTCCCGGTTGATGCTACAGTGCCAGAATTATTAAGAGCTTTCACTATTGAGCAGCTTACATGTATGCAAAGCGGGGATCATATTTTGTTGAAAGCGAATTCGGAGGAGTTGATAAAACTTTTAGCTTCTTTGATGGTATTTAAAGAGAAGAGTAACTTACCGTTTTATCTTCGAAAAATAAGTAAGCTAGATATTACGGTGTTTATGCTTCCTTATATTGTTGGAAATATGGTAGAAACTAAGCTTTGTGGTAAGACAGTAGATTTTTTGCAAAAATTTCAGTTTTTATTGTTTACAAGATTTGGAATTTTATCTAAATTAGACATGAATCAGAGAGTTCCTTGTTTAGAGATGTTTAGAGACCAGGATGAACTCATAGATTTAATGTATGAGATTAGTTCAGAAAAGATGGTTTTACGGGATATAAATCCTTCTTTTTTAGATAGTTTAGTTAAGTTTAATGATTATCTCTACGCTTTTAAAGATGAAGTTATCGGTATCACCCCAATAAAGGGTATTGGATTTAATATTCAAACAGATAAACCGGAAATAAATTCATCTATAGTCGCAGGTGTTATGTAGACTTAGCCTTTTTACCTTTGTTGCTAATATCAACATATCAACATATTAACAATAGAGGTGTTATAGAATATGGGATTACCTAGTGTAGTTGAAAAACTAAACAAAGCTGCGGGAACAACAAAAATTGCCTTCCTTTCAGATGCTAAAGCACTTCACCTAAAAAGAGCTTTTTCCGGATCATTAAATCTGGATAGAGCATTAGGTGGGGGTGTAGCCTTCAAACGTGTACAACTTTATTTTGGTGAGAAATCTGCCGGTAAAAATGCTACATTAAATCAGATGATGGCTTATAATCAAAGACTTTGCCGTTTTTGTGGTAATGTTCTTGATAAATTTTATGATCATGATGACCGTCATGCTCAAATTCTAAGATATGTTTTAGGTAAGCCTCGCTGTAACTGTGAACATAGAGATGAGAATGCTGGACGTATCTTCCTGTTTATTGACTACGAAAAAACCCTTTCGATGGATAATGAACCTAGAGTTATTAAGGTTCCTAATCATGTCTTAAAGTCATCAGGTGAAGTTGTTGATGGAACTACTTTTCTTGAACAACAGGTTATTTTTGATGAGTTAAAGGAAAAGAAAAAACTGGTAGGTGATGAAAAGATTCAGCTCGCAACTCTAGAGGAGTGGTTCGCTGATATTGAAACATCTTTTATTGTTCAGGAGCAGATGGGTGAAAAAGATTATTTAAGAGCTTGCGGTGTTCTTGACGATAGGCTACTTGTTTTTGCACCGCCTTATCTGGAAGATGGTATTGATATTATGCGTAATGTAATACAGTCTAAAGAAGTTGATGGTATTATTTGGGATTCTTTGCAGGCAGCTATGCCTAAATACGTTGCGGATAGATCGGCAGAAGACGCTACTATGGGTACTGAAGCTAAGCAGAATGGATTGCTTATGCGTCAAATTATATCCTCATATGCTCCAAGTGATATTACAGATGAGAGAGAGGCTTATTTACCGCCTGTATTTTTGACAGCTCAGGTGCGTGCTAATCTTGGATTTCTACACGCTAAAGACAATTATTCAGGTGGTAAATCTGTAGAACATATTATATCTACAGCAGTTCGTTTTCAAAGAATTGAGTACCTTAATGGTAACGGTGAGAAGATTACTAAAGAGAACAGAGCCAAAGAGATTAATCATGGTCAGGTAATTGGGGTAACAGTAGAAAAGAATAAGATTGGCGTACCTCTAGCTAAAACTAGCTTTAATTACTATTTTAAATCCTCCGATGTATTTCCTACAGGATTTATTGATTATCAAAGTGAGCTTGTTCAGCAAGCTTGTGAACTTGGTATTATAAGCGTTGCCGGTGGTGGGAATTACACCTATGGGGAACTAAAGGTCCGAGGCAATGATAACTTAATGAATGCATTTAGACAGGACCCTGAACTTTGCAAAAGGGTTTTAGATGATTTAAAGGGGATATCATAATATTTATAACCTTTATATTTAACTTTAATACCGGCATGCAAATGCCGGTATCTTTTTTAGGAGCGGTAAATGGCTAAAACAAATAGAGAAGTGTCGAAAAAACGTGAAGAGGTTTTAGGATCGTATTTTGGAGGTGGGAGAGTAGCTATGTCAGGAGGTTTAGCGATGCTCCCAGGAGATGCGATTACTAAAGATATGTTGTTTGAGGATAAGTTTACAAAGTCAGGCTTTTATAACTTGAAGCTTCAAACTTTAGAAAAAATAAGAAAACAAGCTTCCTTTAAACATCGAATACCTATATTTAGGATAGGGTATTTAGATGAACATGATAGAATAGAGGGTACAGAGTATATAATAATTCATTTTCATTATGTTTATGCATGGGATGATCTTGAAAGTTCATGTAAAACAACCCTTATTGTAAATACCCCTTCATTTAGGTTAACTAAAGACTATCTAAACTCAGAATTAGAACTAAATAATTTTACACACCTACGTTTAGTTTTAGTTGACAAAAAAAACACATATATGATATGTGAGTATAAGTACTTTAAAGACAATTATAAATATATTTTAGGTTTGGAGAGTTAAGTATGGCTTGTCCTACATGCAATGATACAGGATTGTACACAGATAGTATAGGTCGTATGGGCATATGCAATTGTAAGAAGCAGCAAGTGGAGGATCGTATTTATGACGGTTTTCAGAAACGTAGTAATATTCCAAAAACTTATTGGAATATTGCGATTGATTCTTTTGCAAATCTAAAAGCCTGTCAATCAGGTGGAGCTAGTGCATTGGGAGCTTTGCAACCACCTAAACCATTATCTAACAGTGACTTAAGAATTCGAGACACGTCTATAGAGTTTATTGAAAAATTTGTGAGATCTCCTCTTAGCGTATGTAAGATAGGTGAAGCTAAAGTTTACTGGATTTGGGGTGCGGATAATGTTGCCGGGCACACTACTGCAGCATGCCTTATGGGAAAAGCATTAGCCTTATTGAATATTAGAGTTAAGTATTATAGTGCTTTTGATTTACGCAGCAAGTTTACAAACTTTAAAGATGACTTCGATGCTCATGAAGATTTATTAGGTAGAGATGATGTACTTATATTGGATCAATTATTTGATAAGCATGGTAAAACTGATATAGGTCAAGAATATGTGAAGCAGTCGCTGGTTGCTTTTATAGAGGCAGCTATGCGTAGAAATAAAACATTAATCATAACATCTAAATCGGAATTATTTGGCTTATGTGATGAGCTTGCACATATTGTTTCAGTGGTACACCCCAACTTAGAGTCTTTACATCTACCGGGATCTATCAAAAGTGCTGTGTTTAAAAGAAACTAATCAAGATACTAAAAAAGGGGATATTTTATGAGTCAGGGCAAGGCTTCCAATACATTTGTACAAGATTTACCAGTAAATAAAGATAATGAAATGCTTATTTTAGCTAACGCTATTCGAAATCCTATGCATCGTGATAAATTTAATAATTTAGTTGCATTTACTGAATTTCGTATGGAGCAAACTCAAGCATTAGCATGGGCATTAATAGAGTTGTGCAAAGGTGGTTATGATCCCACTCCCGACTCCCTTTATACAAAGGTGCAAGAATCCCCGGTAAAACCTACACCATCATTTGATGATATAAACAACATGGTGACTAACTTCCCGGATATAGGTATTAAAGAATTTGAAGAAATTCATTTAAACAGATTGCATGAAGATGCCGCACGTACAGAAGGTGTAAAGGTTGTTCTTAACAATGTGTTAAAAGACTTAATAGATATCTCAGTTCCACTAGTGGATGTCCGTAAAGGTTTAAATAACATTATAGAAACGTTAGATAAAGCAGAATCTAAAACAAAGTTTAGTTTTACTGCTATCAGTGATATTGTACCTGAAATAGTAAAGCATAAAGACAATATAGCTAAAATGTATACTACAGGGTTTGATTGTTTAAATACTTTAATAGGAAATCCTTTACAACCTGGGACATTAACGTTAATTGTTGCTCGTAGTAGTATGGGTAAATCATCGTTATTGTTAAGTATACTTCAAAGATTATCACATATGAGAATACCTACTGGTTTATTCTCTTTCGAAATGACATCTGCAGCGAATGTTCAAAAACTACTATCGTATAATAGTAACATACCATTAACTACAGTTTTAAAACCATTTAGTAAAATGGATGAAATAGCAGAAAAGCAGGTTAGATTTGAGTTTGAACGTATGAACTCATTTAGTAATTTATATATTCAAGATAAGCCTAAATCTTTAGAAGAGTGTAAATCAGAAATATGTCGTTTGCAGGATAAATTAGATCAGGAATACATTCCTATAGCATTTGACCTTTTCGAACATGTAACAGATTTCCAAAAGACTAAGGGCAACTTAGCAGAAGATATAGGTAAACACATGAAAGTTGTGCAATCTATGGCAAAAGAGCTTAATACCCCTTTAATTTTAGTTGCGCAGCTTAATCGTGAAACTATGAAGCGTAAAGATACTCGTCCTACAATGACCGATATTAAAAATGCAGGGGCGTATGAAGAATGTGCTGACGTAATAATTTCACCTTATAGATTAAATTATAATCCGGAGAAAGCAAGAGCAAGAGCTATAAAGAATAATGATCTACAGCAGATTATGACAACAGCTTTAGCTCAAGCAGCCCAAGAAGAGGATGATCCTTACGATATTCAGCAACATTATCGTAAAGAGATGACCGTAGATACTATATTTGACTTCTTAGCCGAAATACATATTTTAAAGAATAGGTTAGGGGGTCCGGCTAACATATTTGATTACATGTTATTTGATTTAAACACCACAGCGTATAGAGAGATAACAGATGATATAAAGCAGCTTATTGTTACGGCGGCACCTTTAATTGAAGAAGGATATTAATATACTGTGGCTAATGAAACTATCGAGAATGTTCTTAACGATTTAGGAATTCCTTATGATATAAAAGGTAAAAGTTATGTAGTACCCTGCATATATCATGAAGAGCGTACACCCTCATTCTTTATCGATGGTAATAATGGGGTGTGCCACTGTTTTTCATGTGATGCAGCTATGTCCTTTGTTAAATTTGTTGGTTTAATGAAAGGTGTAGATTATGCCGGTGCAGTAACGTACCTTTATACTAAAACTAAAAGAAATTCATCTTCAGGGTATAAAGGTAAAGTATCACGATCAGATTTTAGTAATCTCTCCTCTAGAAAAGTTCATAGTAAAGCAGATTTACCTGATGGTGGGGTTGTAAGTCCTCAAACCATATCACCTACTCGAATAGCTTATTGCTCTAATAGGGGAATTACCGCAGAAGAAATTAAAAAACATCAAATCCAAGTTGTATCAGATACATCTTGGATTTATAGAATGTATAATAAATGGATTTACATTCCTATCTATAAAGATAGGATCCTTAGAACTTATTTTATGAGGGAGACTGCTCCAGGGGGGAGTGGAAAGATATATGGTTACTATAAAGGTACACCTAATGGTAGTGATGAGCTTGTAAACATTGGGTACGAGCGAAGTGATATATTATATAATCAAGACAATTGTACAGACTATAATTCCCCGTTAGCTTTATCCGAAGGTATTATTGATTCTATTTATGTAGGGCGTGTAGTCCCTCAAGCTGTAGCTACATTATCAAATAAGATATTAAAAGATCATGAAGAGTTTATATCTAAATTTAAAACTGTGTATATATTTCCGGACAATGATGCTACAGAGAACGGACTGTTTTTAGTTAAAACAATCATACCTCTTATGGCTAAATGTGATATACGAATTGCTACATTGCCTAAACATAAAAAAGATGCAGCGCTTTGTTCCATACAAGAATTGCAAGATGCTTATGCAAATGCAATCCCTATTCGTGAATTTATAGTATCTCCAAGATATTTTAGGTTCTTAGAATTAATTAGTCAAAAAAATAAGAAGCTTCCATTAAAAAATGAATTGACAAAAACTAAATAATTTATTATTTTGCTACTAAATGAATCTAAATGACATAGAGGATATATGAAAAACAAAAAAGAATCATCTAAACCTTTTAAAATATTTGGTTTAGGTCAGTGCGGAACTAAACTAGCACAGGAGTTTGAATATTTCGGCATGGATGCATGCTATATTAACTCTGATGCTGAAGATGTAAAAGGTCTAAAAAGTAGCAACGTTCTTCAGGTAGAGACAAGTGGAACAGGTGGTGATCCTAGCAAAGGACAGGCTATGATCGAAGCTAACAAAAAGAAGTTCCTTGAGTTCGTAAAAGCAAATGCTTCTGAGCACCAGATTAATTTAGTTATTGCCGGTGCAGGTGGAGGAACTGGTGGGGGTATTGTAACACCTACAGTTCGTGCTCTTAAAGAAATGGGGTATAAAACTGGATGCTTGCTTACACTCCCACTTAAGTCTTTAAATATCCTTGCATGGGAGAATTCTATAAAAACACTCAAGGCGCTTAAAAACATAGAGCTAGATTACTTTGTAATGGCAGATAATGAATACCTAGTTAATAAAGTTGGTATTTCAGAACTTTGGTGGAATAACGTAAACAAATACATCGTTAATACGATCATGCTGCCTTTTACAATCATTAGCAATAGTAAGTCCTCTTCATCTGGGTTTGGCTCTATCGATAAAGGTGAGATTAACAGGGTGTTGCAGTATGGAAATGGTCTTATCGATATTAGATCGGTAATGTTTACTAAAGATGAGATAAAGAAGCTCTCTGATAAGGAACTTAAAGCAGCTATTTTTGCTCCAGGTCTTGTAGAGAAGTACGAGTATTCTAATAGTTTAGCTTATATGGTGTGTGTAAATACTCCGGATAAAGGGAACTATAACGATTTCGCAAATCGTGTACTAACTATCACTCAGAAAATGGCAGGAAGTGCTGTTTCAAGAGCTGGTACTTTTACAGATAGCACTCTTAAAGATACTGTTGAGGTTATTATTATCAATGCGGGTCTTAAATTACCTAAAGTCCTTATGTCACGAGTTAATAACCTTAAACGTGATGCACAAAGATACTTAGATAAAAAGGGTAAAGCGGATCCTACTATTCTTGATTATGACGATAGTGTGATAAGCTCTAATTTCTCATTGGATTAAGTTCATTAGTGGGTCTTTACATGATAAAGACCCACTAATTTTGTAAGAGGTTATTTTTTGAAAAAGGGTGGTAAGACTACTATATATGTAAAAGATACAGATAAATTTAATAATCTAAAGCATAGCGCATTGGTTGCTTGGTATAACACTTATGGGGAATACCCGACACAAGCAGAGATTATAGAGAAATCGTTACAATTATTAACTAATACTCTAAGTTCAGGGGAGGACAAAGGAGATATAAAAAGGAAATGTGAATATAATATTGTATGATGTTTATAAAGGACAAAGTTTACTTAGATTATAAGTTAATTCAGCCAGCTTTAAAGGACTTGATCGACCTATTTACATATCATAATCCTAAGTATTTTGAAAGTATTAAAAATGGATATTCAGTTAGAGGAATATCGAAAACACTTCTCAACTATACCCATGCTATTGAAAACCCAAATCATTATATTGTATTTCCTAGAGGACGGGTCCAGGATATAAAGAATGTTTTGAAAAAGCATAATTTGGATCGAAGACTTATTAACTATTCAACTTGTGGCGGGTCCATACCTAATATATCATTTAATCCCGACATACCCAATTTTAAATTATCTGAAGCCCAAGTAAGAATTAGAGAGACGCTTATACGTAATTCCGGTGGACTTATTTTAGCCGGGTGTGGGTCCGGAAAAACAGTAGCCTGTTTAAGTACAATAGCAGCTATAAAACGTAAGACCCTCATTATTGTAACAACAACTGTTTTGCAGAAACAGTGGGTAGAAGAAATAAAACTTTATCTTAAAGGTGAATTTACTGTAGGTACTCTAGGTGGTAAAACAACTAAAGATACCGATGCTGATATAGTTGTAGCTGTTATTAACAGTGTGCGTAAAAAATGTAAATTAGAGAACACTAGCATAAAACCAGATTATTCATACCTGGAACAATTTGGAGCTTTAGTTGTAGATGAAGTTCATAATGCTTCAAGTTTAATGTTTAAAACTATAGTAGATAACTCACCATCCTTGTATCGTATAGGCGTAACTGGAACCGTTAAAAGAAAGGATCAACTTGAATGTTTTGTTTATGATTCTTTTGGGAAGGTGCTCGTAGAGATAGAAGAACATGAGGTTAAAGACCGTATTCTTGATTTTGATGTAGAGAAAGTTGAGACAGCCTCAACTATTAAAATTCCTCCTCGTAAATGTTTTATTAGGTACAAAAAAAGCGGGTCATATCTAAACGCAGATATTACTGCAGGTACCGATGCACTAATTAATGATATAGGGCGTAACAATTTAATTGTTGCCAAAGCCATAGAAGCAATAAAGAAAGGGCACAAAGTTTTAGTACTAACTTATCGTACAGAGCATGCTCACCATCTATTTAATGAATTATCTAAGCAATATAAAGGATATCTTATTATAGGGGAAACAAGTAAAAAATTCGATGCTAATAAGGTTAAGAAGGACACTGAGTACTCTTTTATTGTAGCTAATAAAGTTAGTGCCGGGGAAGGTATGGATATTCCAGAACTATCTTGTTTACTTCTGACACTGCCATCATCAAACATGCCACGTTTAAAACAGTATATAGGAAGAATCCGTAGAAAGTCTGCGAATAAACATCTAAAACCTTTGGTCATAGACTTTGTAGACTCCTATGTAACATGCTCTAGCTTTGATGCTCAAGGTAATGAGAAAGATGTATATATTTATAGGTATTCTTGGAAAAAGAGACAAGCCTTTTACAATGAAGTTTTATCGGATTACGCAAAGGAGGCAATTTAGTGGATATTAACAGCGCAATGAGTATAAGCAGGAATCATAAAAACAGAACTTGTGATGAGTCTACTGCTTTATTTGATTATATATCTTTATTAGTTGGGGAAGCAAAGGGGGAAGATGACAAAATAGCACGAGATGCTATGAATCAGTTACTGATGCTCTTTAAACCTAAGATATTTTCTTTAGTTAAGGAACATTATCCTGAAGTTGCTAGTATTTGCGAATTTGATGATTTTATGCAAGACTGTTATCTGCAGTTTGTTAGTTTAGTGCATAATTATAATCCTGAATTATCTAGGTTTCCAAACTACATTAAAACAATGATGACTTACTGTATTAAATCCCAGGTTAAGTCTTGTCGTAAACATTATAAAAGATTTGGAAACTATGTAAATATAGATGATGTTGAAATTGCTGAAAGTGATGACGCAAACAGTGCTATGACTCAGTTATTGCGTACAATGTATAATAAAGAGTATGAAGAGTTTATTAAAAATTATGCTAATAAGCGGTCTAAAACTAATACTTTAAGAACAGTATGTTATCGTTACTTTTTAAGTGATGAAAAATGTAAAGACATTGCTGCAAGTTTAGGAATTAGGTATCATGCAGTGTATGATTGCATCTCTAAAATTAAAAAAGAGTTAAATTATCATTTAAAGCATTCAGATATGTTTGATTTTTATTTTTCACCATCGGGTAAAATTATTTTAAAAGAGGATAAGATGCATGGCAAAAGAAATGCGTGAAGCATGTCAAGATATAGAGAAGAAGATTAACGTGCTTAAGAAGAATACTTCGAAACCTGATAAGGTATCATCGCCAGAAGAGGAAGATACCATTATATTGGAAAGTCTTCAACAGTACTATCTTTTTAGGAAGAATTACTTAATATTCGAATTTTTTAATATCGCTGATGCTATCAAGTTAGGTAAGCGCAAAGTTGTTGAGCACCCTGTTCTTTTTACAATCCTCAATAAGGAAAGTATGTATAATGCCCATACAGGTTTTTTAATTGTGAATGGGTTTGATGCAGAAGATTTTATTCAGACTATTAAAGATAGATATGGGCATTTATTACATAAATTTCCGGATGCAAGTGAAAGCTTCTATAATATCATAAGGTTCTGCGAACAAGCTAAATCTATTTTAGAGTTTGTGGATTTAGATTATGTACCTTTAGAGGATTATCTAAAAGCATGTGAGGAGGACGCAAGTTTGTATGATATCGAAGAGAGCGATGTATGATAAAATCCATGAATGTAATTTTTCATGAGGAGGTGCATGGAAAATTAAAGAATAAATGCCGATTTTATAACATAAGTATGCATAAGGTGATAAACTCCCTAATTTTAGAGTTTATAGATACACATAATTTAGACGCTTTGGTAGGATTACCAGAAGATGCAAAGGAGGATTTTGATGCTGCGTGTAATGAAAGTAATAAGAATAATTAAACTATTAAGTTATCGATTTTTCTATAAGATTCGATATGCCCATGTGTATAAATTGATTCAGCTTAAAAGCTTACCTAATATTGAAAAGCTGGAACAGATGACCCAATTAGTGCTAGATACTAAAGTTAATCAGCTCTTACAGGATCATAAGCAGATACCTTTTGATTGCATAGACATCTTTAAAATTTATGAAAAAAATCCATCAAAAAATGTAACAGAATTATATAAATCTATAATTACTGTAGCTGAATCTTTAAATGTTACAAAATCAGATATTAACAATTCTGTATATTATATGCTGGGGGTACTAAATAGATTTTATAAAACCCAGATATCTGATGCTGATTATGAGATCCAAGAAGAGCAGCATAACTTAAACTTTAATGTAGTGGATATAGACAATGCTATTGCACAGAATCTAAACACTATTAAGGATTTGCAGAATAAAATTAAAGCTCTAACTTTAGAAAAAACTGAGCTGATTCTGAAAGGTAATCGAAAACGGGTAAAGTTACTTAAATACAAGGAGATGTTAGACATATTGTATAATACATATGAGAAGGAGTTGAAAGGTATAAGTGATGATTGCAACTTATACTGGAAATAAAAATTGGCTTTAGGTGATAAACTTTTAGATACAGGGTATACCCCCACCATTATAACCCCCGAAGGTAATAAAAATTCTTCGGGGGTAGAAATGCCCTACTATTCCGGTAAAATAGTTAAATGCCCCGTTAAATTCACAACAGATCCTTTTGAGTTTTTAACAGGTTCTGAGTTTATGGACGGGGAGCTTACACCAGTTCAGGTAACTATTATAGAAGACATGTACAATACTTTTCTAGACGATGAGCGGAAGAAGCCTAAGTTTACAGAATGTGTTGTTTTATGTGGGATGCGTTCAGGTAAGAGTGTTGTGGCATCTTTAGCTTGTGCATTCCAGACTCAATTACTATTAGCAATGGATGATCCTGCAGCACAGTTAGGGCAGATGGCTGGTTATCAGTTGACTGCTCAGTTCGTTGCAACTTCAGAGATGCAGTCTAAGCAGACAGCTTACGCTGCCTTTAACGCATCTATATTAAGTAATAAATGGTGGAAAGCGTATATTGGGTATTTGCAAGATCGTGAAATAAATGAAGGGCGTGAAAAGCTATATAGATGGGCAGAGCGTCATATCTTCTTTAGAGAAAAGAATGTTATAATAAAATCATTGCATTCTAACTCAGCCTCCCTTGCCGGAATGACATCTTATTTTGTTGCATTTGATGAGATGAGCCGATTTAAAGTTTCCGAAAATGCGATTCCTACAGAGAGTGAAACATCATGTGCACAAGCAGTATATAGCACATCTTCAAACTCTACACTGTCATTAATACCATTTAGTAGGATATTTACTGTAACATCTCCATTATACGAACTTGACTATGGTATGCAATTATTATACAGAGCTAAAGAAGTTAGAGTAGGTAAAAATGCGGAGTTAACAAGAGCACTTAGACGAAAATATCCACCTATTTCTGGTAAACATGTAGATCGTATGGTAGGTTATCATTTCGAAACTGTGGAGTTTAATCCTAAACGTATAAATAAACATGGTATTGAAACAGGCGTAGCTGAAGAAGATCTAGAATCTTATAAAGCTAATATGGTAGAGTTTAATAGAAACTTTAGAGCGATACCACCAGGTTCAGAAAATCCTTATTTTGAACATCCAGAGCGTATAGATTATTGTATAGTACCACTTCAAAACACAATTAAGTTTGTAGATAAGATCGTTGACGATGTAGTGTTAGTTGATGGTAAAACAGAAGTACGTTCTTATGTTGCTAAAGACATTTATTTAGATTCAGGGGATAAAAGTAAAAGATATTTTGTTTGTTGTGACCAGGGTGAAAAGCACTGTAAGTTTGTAGTTTGTATGGGGCATATAGAAGAGTATTTAAAGGATCCTTTAAATCCAGACATAATTGATTATAGAATCGTTATAGATTTCATAGAGAGCTGGATTCCAGACAGTACTAAACAGATAACAGTTTCATTTCCTAATGTTGAAGAAGTTATAAAAGTGTTAGCTCAGAGATATAATATTATTAAAGTAACTTATGACCAATGGCAGTCAGTAGAATCGTTACAAAGATTATTTAATTCCGGAATTAATTCTACCAAATTAGAAATAAATAAAAAGATGTACGATGAGTTTAAGCGCTTAGTTTATGAAGGTAAAGTGGCACTTCCTAATGATTCGGCTTTGATAACAGAATTGCGTCAGCTCAACTTAGTTAGAGGTGCATCGGTTCAAAAACCTGCAGGGGGTTCAAAGGATGCTGCCGATGCTATTTGCCGTGTAGTGTATGCGTGTTATGGAGATTATCTAGAAAGTATTTTACCTAATCCGGATGCTCGAATAGGTAGGCTTGTGCATATGCCTAACGTTAAAGATATTTATGCTATGCTAAAAGCTGAAGAAGAGCACCAGATGAATGCAGGTAAAGGTAATTTCAATAATTTGTATAATCAGTATAAGATTTTTGGGGATTCTGGGTCTAATGGAACCTATGTTAGATGCAATCTTCCCGGAGGACATAAAGGGCGTAAGAATGCTTTTAATCTTGATAGAGCTTTATCAAATAAGAAAAGGTAATTACTATGAAGACAATGTATATGGATTCAGATTTTCACAATACTATAGATAGTATCAAGCATATACCCTACGATAATTGTGAAGAACCAATTTTATTAAAGTATATCCCTAGAGGGTACTCTTTAAGAATTATTAGGGGTTACAAGGTTAAATGTTGTATATTAATTAATCCTATGAGAAGTATGTATATTTATGTAATAGATCAGTGGTCTAAGCTTGATGTAATTAAGGGGTTGCTTTCTGGTAGAGAGAGTATTTTGTTAGAGGGTAGCGATTCTATAAAGTGCAGCTCCAGATTGTATAAGGAATTTATGTTACTTCAATATAAAGTAGTTTCTTTATATAAATCACAAGGATTTCATAATATGAGGGTTCGAGGATACGGTAAAGGTATTTCAGGGACCATTGCGGCGATGCTTTCATTATTTATTGTGAGATCCCGATGGGCAATAATCCATACTTATAGCGTTCTTCCTATTATGCTTCATTTTTCTGTAATAAAGGCATGTGGAAGTTGGTTGAGCATTTATAAAATGTCAGGATGGAGTATTGTTAATTTTGTAAAATCATGGTTTAAAAATTTTTTTACTAGACAAAACTTATACTCATTGCAAAGTTGCTCTACAAATATAGAATAAGTATTTTTGAGGTAAAGCGCTATGAGTAAAAGGATATTCACTATTTGCACTTTCTCACAATCTTCAAAACTTCAGGATCTTTTGCTTTTGTATAAGCTATTACCGCATCCTCTACAATAGTGAAAATTTTAGCTCCGCTTCTTTTGTGCATTTCTCGTACACATTAAGCAGCAAATTTAGTAGAGTTTAAAAGGTCAAAGTTTTTATCTCTTTGCTTATTGTGTATTTAATTGTAGATGCTATTATATGTAAAACTTTTATAATTTTTAACAAGGTTATAGAAACTTACCCTAGACTAAGGAATAAAACGTGTATTCATTGTAATAGGTTATTGACTAAAGAAAATATATCGAGATGGCAAGCTTATGTGAAATTAAAGGAAGGAGCTAGATTGACTTATATTGCAAACCGTTGTATGTCATGTAATGCTGCTGTAGAGCTTGCAGATCAAATCTCTGAGTCTAATCCGGCTGTACCTTATCAGGAAGCGGTAAAAGCTGCAACTAATCTTCTTAAAGCTAAGGGTCTTTATGATAATTGGGTTGTACTAAAACCTTTAGAGCATGAAGATAATGTTAATTATGTAAAATTAGCAATAGCTTCTACAGAATCGGAGGACTAAGTATGGACAATAAGAAAATACCAATTTCGGCAGCTAAAGCAGGAAACTTTCTAAAGAAAGCTTTAGGTTGGGATGCTGCTTCATGCAATGCGGAACCTACTAGATGTAAAAAAGGTAAATAAGACATGAAAGTGTTAGTAACAGGGGGCTTAGGTTATATTGGAAGCCACACAGTAGTGGCTTTAGCAGAAGCTGGGCACCAAGTTATTGTAGTAGATAATGGTAGTTCGAATATTCCGGATGCCCATAATCGTATTAATAGTCTTATAGATGGGCGAAATGTAACATTTGTTACATGTGATATCTCTAATGATTATTTATTACTCCGAGGTATTTTTAGTAAAGAGAACCTAGACGCTGTGATACATTTAGCAGCTTGTAAATCAGTTGAACAATCAATGTTGTATCCGGATAAGTACTTCAATAATAATGTTAGGGCTACTCAAGATATAGCACAATTAGCTATTTACTTTAAAGTTCCTAAAATAGTTTTTAGCTCTTCTGCTGCAGTCTATCCTTTGTCGTCAGAATCTTGTATAGAGGATGTTGTTATTGATGAGGAGAATACTCACCTAAGTATATATGGGAAAACTAAAATACTTAGCGAAAGATCGTTGCAATCCGTTGCAACTTGTGTATCTGGTGCATCTGTAACAATTTTTAGGTATTTTAATGTTATAGGGAGCCATTGTAGTGGCTTACTATTTGATATGTCACCACATAATTTAGTTCCAAACATTGTAAAGGCTATTATTCTTCCAGGGAATTCGTTATCAGTATACAAGGCACCTACACCTACTATAGATGGTACATGTATCCGTGATTATGTCCATGTAGAGGATATAGCACGCTTGAATGTAGAGGTGTTGAGTAGAGAAGCTGTAGGGTGTAACGTGTATAATGTAGGTTTAGGTCTAGGTGTTTCCACAAAGGAGCTTATAGCCTTGTTTGAATCTCTTAGCGGTGTAAATATACCGTATAAGATGCTACCTCCTAGAGAGGGAGATCAGGCATGCATAGTAGCGGATATTTCTAAAATTAAAAGAGATTTGGGATGGGCACCTTACCATTCTTTACCTAGCATGGTTGCAAGTGCTTTAAGATCTTGCCCAACAATATAGCAAATTTTAACATTTGTTGGGCAAGAATTATTGAGGACTCTTATTCTTTAGGATCAAAACATTCTTTAGGATCAGAACATTCTTTAGAATTAGTTAAATCGATTTTATACTTGGCTAAAATATCTTTATTAAACTGGTTGGTTAAGTCTTGGATAGCTTTATTCTGTTTAATAGAAATTGTTCTCGCACTAAATAAACTATCTTCGAGTGCAGCTTGAACAGTTTCTAAGATAGAAGACATAACCTGTTCTTGAATTTCTTCTGGAAGTTGTTCAATTTCAGTGAAATTAGATTGTAGAGTTGTGATAAATTTTCTGGAATATGTACGGGAGTTAAACTGTACATAATCTTTGAATGATTGATCTGTATGCCGTGTAAAATGATTTTGGCGGCATAATTTTCTAAAATCATCTATTAGATCATTTACAACAGCAGATATATGAATATTAAAAGAGTTCATCATAATAGATATATCAATATCTTCATTGTTAACACTATAAGTTTTTTTAAGAGCATTTCTGTAGAAGAAATCACAGTCTGTTTTTATACGTTCCACTTTACGCATGAACGAATTCATCTGTTCTCCTAAAATATTTACAAATTCGATCCTGTTAACACCTTCCCTATATAATTCATGTTTAGTTAATATGAACTGAAGATCATTGATAGACATGGTGCATTCTTTGGATATAGACCTCTTCTTAATCTTTTTAGATATGAGGTCATATATCCCTATTATACCGGCAATTATACCTAATATAATACCAATACCAACTCCAATATTATTAAATATGTTGGGTTCTATAGATGGGGTAGGCGTTGCGCTCACGTAATGCTCCTTTACTATGAATTAAACTATTTTAGATAATATATCTTTAGCTCGTTCGGCTATAGTTGATATCGTACTGGACTGAGGCTGTTCTGCAGGGGTGCTATTTTCTGGATTAGGTGCAGACTCAGGATTGTTAGTTGCTTCAGTATTATCTAGGTTTTTAGGTGTGTTAGTGTTTGCACGTAATTTAAAGAAGAAAACAACTAACCCTACTAAAGGGGCTAAAATAAATAAAAATTCTGGACTAATCCCTTTTAAATGGGTAATAATCTCATTGGTCTGAGTATTTATCGTTTTAACCTCAGAAACGGCAATTTTCATTTCTATATAAGTTACATACCCAAATATAGCCATAACATATATAAGAATAGTTACTGTATAAGAGGGTGTTCCGGAACTGTCGGTAAGTATAAAGTGTCTGAATATATACTGTATAATGTTCTCTTTTTTGTTAGGTGTATTTAAACAGAACTTACCTGCTGCTATAATAGCAGCCTTAATCTTTTTAAAAAACTTTTTCATACAACCTCCTTTATAATATTAGAAGTAGCACCAATATTACATTTAGTAATATTGATGGAATTACAGCAAATTCCGCAATGTTCCGGTAGGTAATACGCCACTGAGGTAAAGATGATTCCGGATTTAAAATTTCTATATTTGCAGAAACTTCTACGAAGTTTATATTTTCAGATTTTTCGTTTTGCCAATAGATTTTAAATGTTGTAGAGTAAGTCACTTCTTTAGTTACTGTCTGAATAACTACAGGTGTTGGTGCTGTGACTACCAATCTGTTATTTTTTTGAGCATCCATCATTTCTACATAATATTTAGAATTTTTGAAATTCTGCATAAAATGCTCTACAGGCATTTTACCTATAAGGGTAGAGTCCTGGTAGATGTAAATGGTGTTGCCATTTGTATATTTTAGGTTTTGGCTATAACTAATTTCTGTAAGTAATAAGAGCACTAAAATAGCTGTAATAATTTTCTTCATACACCGCTCTCTCTTTTTTATTTTATATTTTTAACAACTTGTTCCATAGATTGTACTGCATCTTGCATGTTTCGAAGTTCTGTATCTGTAGGTTTAGTAGCATCTATGATTTGAAATTTAGGTCTAAGTTTTAAAGTCTTACCCTGCGTTTTTAAATAGATTATAAGAAATACAAGGGGTACGCATAATGCGATACCTATAAGCACATTGATTGCATATTTTTTTATTCTAGATTTAGTCATGCATATTACCTCATTTACATATTCTATGTAGAATATAGAAAAAATGTTCATTTTATTAAGTTTTTTAATTATATGCTTGACAAAATTTTATCAATGTTATTATTGACATAATATTAATTTAGAGTAAAAGTGAGTTTAGTTAAATGGTAGCAAAGTTTGATTTTAACCTTCTTGCAGTTCATAATAAGGGTAATTATGTTGATGCTGAAGAAGAATGTGATACTCCTGATTACAGCACTCCAGAGGAATTTCTTGATAACATACGTGAAGATGATGTTACAATTAATCAAGCATTAGAGGATGCGTTTAGAACAGTAGAATTTAGTAATCAATCGCTGTTTATATTCGGGCAAGCCGGAAGTGGTAAATCGGTTTTCATTAAAGAGCTTTGCAAACATAGCTCTAAAAGTATTGTGGTTGTAGCTCCTACGGGTATTGCAGCTATGAATGTTAAAGGTCAAACGATACACTCCTTTTTTAGATTCCCACCATCAATTATACATAGAGACACCATTCAGGTAAATTCCACAGTTTTAGAGACTTTAAGGAAGACAGATGTTTTAATTATTGATGAAATTTCAATGGTACGTATAGATGTTCTTTTAGGTATAGATACGTTATGTAAAATCGCTAGAGGTAAAAAAGATACTTATTTTGGTGGAATGCAGGTTGTTATAATAGGGGATATATATCAATTACCTCCAGTTGTAACTCAAGAAGATAGTTCTTTAATATATTCTTTGTACGGTTCTAGATGGTTTTTCAAGCATGATCTTATAACTTATTTTAAGCTAATTATGTTTACAGAAGTGTTTAGACAAAAAGATGAAGAGTATAAAGCACTCCTTTCAGCTATTCGCACCAATTCTATCGGTCGTTTAGGTATGAATCAGCTTAATTCTAGAGTAGTTCCGGAGATACCTAAAGATGTTATTCGTATAACAATGACAAATAAACAGCAAGAATTAATAAATGGGACCGAACTAGCTAAGCTTACAGCTAAACCTGAAGTATTTCATGCAATTACTAAAGGGAGTATTCATGACTCATTTAAAGTAGCTCCTGATACTTTAATCTTAAAAGTTGGAGCACAGGTGATGCTTTTGCGAAACATGAAAGAAGAAGGAGTCTATAATGGTACACTGTGCACTGTTAAATCTATTAATAAAGAAGAGGATACAGTAAGCCTTACAACATTAGATGGATGTAAGAGTTTTAGTGTATCCCCTGTTTCTTGGGAAAAATATGCTTATAACTTAAACAATGAGGGTAAGGTTAGTAAGAATATTGTAGGGTCTCATACACAGATTCCTCTTAAACTTGCATGGGCAGTTACAACGCACAAAACACAGAGCTTATCTTTTGACAAAGCTGAAGTTAATATAGGTGCAGGGGCATTCGAATTTGGGCAGCTTTATGTAGCATTATCAAGAATCAGAACCTTAGATGGTTTGTTTTTAAAGAAACCTATTGGATTAAATAATATAATGGTAGACCCCGAAGTTGCTGAGTTTGTAAGGTCTATAGAGGCTAATTAGGTTTAAAAAAAATTAATTGGAGCGGATAAAGTTATGAAGAAAGTAAAAAGGATACTGTTTATTTTAACACGTCCAGCAGTATTTTTATGGGACATCGCATTAACTGCCTTCGGCTTGATACGGAAATCTCAAATATCTGAACGAATATCTAAAGCTCGACAAGCAGAGGCTAATCATGTAAGAAGAGAGTATGAGCGTAAGATTAAGCAACTAAATAACGAGCATAAAGAGAATCTTCTTCAAGCTAAAGACGATTACAAAGCATCTATAGATGCAAAACAAGATTATTATGAAAAAGAAATGGAATTACTTGAGCGTAAGCGCATAGTAGAGCTTAGAGATAAAGATAGTCAAATAATGTCTTTAAATAATAAGATTACAAGTATGACAAGAATGGCAGAAGACGCTGCACATCAGATAAAAAGTGTAAAATTAATTATGATGGATATTAGAGCCTTTTTTGAGAGCACTGCACGTAAAGACGCTATGCAGGATCAGGAATTTAAGCGCTTAACTCAACGTGTTACATTTGTAGAACAGGGTCTTCCGGAAACACAGTTTTTTGAACCCTCTATTAAAGCGATTGAACATGATTCTGAAGATGGGGTGTAATATAAAATGGGAAAACCTTTACAAATCGCAGTAGATTTTGATGATACTATAAGCTATTTTCAAACCTACGCTGTGAATCGTGTCAATAAGGAACTAGGTACATCAATAGAAGTAACAGATATCTATACATGGAATATATCTAAGTGTTTCACTAAAGAAGTATCAGATATGATGACTCGTATATATGAAGGTGATGCTAACTATCAGGAAGTGTTGCCTAATGAAAGTGCTATCAATACATTGCACGCACTTCATAATGCCGGGCATACAATCACTATTCTCACTGCTGGTTACGGTAAATCAAGTATTGTTAAAGATAAGATCGAGTGGATGGAACGATATTTACCGTTTATGAATTTAAAGAACATCGCATTTATAGGTAACAAAGATATTACTTTTGGCGATGTTATTATAGATGATGGGTGGCATAATTTAGTTAATGCCCGCTATACTCGTAAAATACTTATTCCTTATGAGTGGAACCGAAAAGAGTATCTTAAGTATCTAACAGAATTTGGAGCGGTAGGTTGTGATATTATCAGAACAGGAGATTGGAATACAATCTACGATATTTGTGATAAAGTGAGCACTTTTAAAAACTAAGGAGATATACGTTTATGGGTGAAAAAAGTACTGTATTAAGAAGTTACGATATGGTTAAAGGAAAATCTAAATTCTTTAAAGATAAGTATCCTATAATCATGGCATTGATCGAGGCTGTGTTTATAGCCGGTTTAGTATTCACTGTAGTAAGAGACACTACTAAGATCGAATCAATTGAGCATGAGCTAAAGATTACTCAGGAAAAAGTTGAAAACCTAAAAAAGGTTAATGAAGCTATGATAGATTTGTTAACTACCCAGGGTTTTTTGGTTGATGAAGATCCTAAATCTAAGTAACAAAGGGTATATATGGATAAAGTGCATTATACAGATGTGGAGCAGCATTTATCGCTTAAGGATTTGGCAAAACAAGTGTCTGATCTTCGGTATGATGCACTTCTATCTTTTATTAAATATCTTTCAACTAATATTAAAGAAGATGGATTGGCTGACTGTAAAAGAGGTCGGAATAAATTAGGTTTAAATTTGCTGAAAGTTGCTTGTGCCTTAAGCGTAGCATATTTTTGGCTTAAAAAGGTAGATAGTATTTGTAAACGTCATTACTAATATTGTGAGGTGATTTATGATATTGTTGATTGCTGGTGGTGTAGTGGTTGTTATCGGAATAATCTTGTGGGGAATAAGTAAGTGTAAAGTGTCTGTTATAGAGCAGGGCGACCCTGCGCATATGCAAGAATACTTAGATGCGAAATCCTTAATCATTAAAGCATCTATGCCTAAAGAAGTTAAGAAGAAATAGCTATGAGTGATGATAACACAGAGGCTATTAAACAGGTCCTACTTGAGGAAACTGAAAAGTGTAGAAATAATAAAGATTATGCGAACAAGTTGCTTATGGATTCTGGAATATATAATGAAGATGGTACATTAAACAAAAGGTTTAAAGAGCAGCATGATCGCATATCAGAAGCAGTACAGTCTCAAGATGTAGATGCTGAGATTGTAGATATAGTTAATAATAATTTTTGGGATTTGTTGTAAAAGAAGAGAGGGTTTATGGCGTTACCAATAGGTGAAACACCTATATTGACCGGGAAGTATGCAAAGAAATTTCAGGAGATGATGGATAATCCTGAAAAGGTTAGCGATGAAGAAAGAGAAGCGCTAAAAAATACGTATAAGACAATTATGGACCAGTGTACCTTTAAGGATTAAGACTATGACTAAACATAAAAAGACTTTCGAATCTGAAGAAGCTTTAGCTTCCTATTTTTTAAAAATACTAAAAGCTTTGAATCATGAATGCTGGTGCGAAGTTGAAGCTCTTAAATCCCGTATTGATATAGTATCTAAAGATCCTAAAACTCATCAATATTATACATGGCATTTAAAAATGGCATTGTCAAATAAGGTTTTAGAACAAGCAGCTATATGTAGAGCATTTGATACTATAAACATAGCAGTTATCCCTGAACTAGTTCGAGGACGTGTAATTATTGACGATGTAAAAGACTCATACATTGAGTTGCATAATTTAGGTGTCTTAACTTTATTAGAGGTATCTGATGAGGAATTAGAGCGTAGGATAAAGCAAGCACTTGCTATAGAAGAAAATATAATGAGTAGGGTTGCTGGGTACACTGGAACATATATTCGATATCCTAAGAAACCAGATTTAGAAAAGAAAAAGTTAAGCATAGAAAAATTGTTATATGATTCTCAAAAATCTGATAGAGCCGGATATTCTGGTGGAGGATATGACACAGCGTTTAAAAGAAGTTTAAGATACTTAGCGGATTATTATAAAGAAAACGAATTTATATCTTTTAAAGATACTTGGGATAAACATCGTAAAAATTTGCATTGGAAAAGTTATGGGGGATTTGTAGGTGCTTTCAATAAACTTAAGGATTTAGATATTGTAAAAGAAGCTGCACAATATATGAGTAAAAAGGAAGGTGCAAATAATGAAAGAACTGATAATAACTAAACTGAATAACTTTAAAAAGTTCCTTCTTATGAAGATAAGAAAGCCTAAAAAGGTCAAAGCTTTTAAGCATAAGGACGTAAAGAAAACCTTCATATTAGAATGTGCTTGTGGTACTCCAAAGCATAGATTAGTTATGACAGTAGAATATGAAGCCGGTATGGGTTGTATTAATGTAGCTAAAGACTACGATATGGATTTTTCTTTTTTTGAAAGAGTTAGAGATTCTTTTAATTACATCTTTTTTAAGCAACCGATCATTACACATGAATTTGTTGTTCGTAAAAAGGATATAAAGCAGATAATTGATTTTGTAAAAGAGTTACAAAATTCTTTACAATATAAATAATAAAATAAGTGGGGATAACACTATGACTGAACAAGTAAAGAGTAATCAATTGGAAATAATAGATACGGATTCTAACATGATTGAGCATGCAAAGAGGGAGCTAAAATTTCTAAGGGCGACAGTACAACTGAGGACGAGATGCAGCGTCTTATCGAAGCGGATATTTTAGAAATGATAAAAACTTTTGCTGACCAGGGGCATTCAGGGTTTTCTGCAGGTTACTGCATACCTATCATACACAGATTGCTAAAACAAGAGCCTATCACACCACTAACCGGTGATGATTCAGAATGGTGTGAAGTTTCACCAGGATGTTTCCAAAATATAAGATGTTCGGGTGTGTTTAAGGATACCAATCGGTATGGGGGGTAAGCCTTACACTATTAATGGTAAAGTCTTTTCAAACGATCAGGGTAAAACATGGTGGTGTAACAGAGATAGCGATGTTATTATAGAATTTCCATATATTCCTGCGCCACCTAAGCGTGTGTTTTTAGATGAAGAAGAATCTGTATAATCACACCCGAAACAATAAAGTGGGTAGGAGGATTAAAAAATATGGAAGATAAGAAGAAGGTTCCTAAAGTAGGAAGGTTAAAGGTTCCAAGTCCTAAAGTCATTAAGAGTAAAAAGATGTACAATAGGAAAAACCAGAACAATAATACTAAGCGTGAGGAGGGTGCATGCAAGGATTAGAAACTCCGGATAAGAAAATTGAACGCTTAAAATATTATAGCACCCATTATGATGAACTTTTACAGCAATTATCTAAAATGTCATGGTGGCAGAGATGGAAGTTTAGAAAAGAACTTGTATATTGTTTGCCTAAACTAGCCGACTGCTATACAGTAGAAGCCTATTTTGAACGCAGAATTTATGATTGGAGTGCGTGGTGGGTTGATTTTAGGTGTAAGTTAAATTCTGATATTTTTAATGGTAAACAACCATTCACTAAACATATAGAAGATATTCATGTGCCATGCTTCGGGGGCTTAGTAACATATAATGTCCGTAGTGGTAGGATTGAGACTACTACAGATAGAGATCTGGTATGGAGGGTGGTAGGTTCCTTTAGGAAATTCTGGCAGTACAGTGAGGCTGCTACACTGCTAGGTATGACGTTGTGGGATGTGTGGAAATACACAGATAAAGGAGAACCAAAATGAAAAAAATGACAACAGAAGAGAAAGTTCTAAAACTCAAGTACTACGCTGAAAATTATGAAGATCTTATTAAAGAGCTAAATAGGATGTCGTGGTGGGGTAAGCGAAAATTTATAAAAACCTTAAAACATTGCTTACTATTTATCCACAAAAATATCTATCTTTGGAGTGTTGTCCGAAAAAATATAGATGGCATATAAAATTTCAGTATGTGTATATAAAGTCTATGTTTAATGCACGGGCAACTCCATCTGAAATTATAGGTGTATATGCGACAGCCTTAAAAACATGTAGCACCTATGATGTATGTGATGGTATTATTGCAAATCTTAACAATATTGAATTTAGCTTAGATGATTATATCAATTATTTAAAGAGGGGGTCTAAATGAAATTGGGCAAGGGTTTAGAGGGGTTAAGGAATCTTAAGCATAATTATAACAGTATTATGGAATCACTTTGTGGCGCTTCTCATAAAGAAATAGAACGATTTAAGCGTTCATTAGAAGCAATGTTGCCTAAATATTATTATAACACATATGATAATGAGGGAAGAAAGCTTAAATGGTGTGTAAATATCTTATGGGAGGTTAGCTCTGACCCATATGGGTGTGGTCTTCCACAAAGGAAGTTTATCAAGTGCAATATATCAGAGTATAATTATAGTTTAACGTATGATGTTAAAGAGGGTGTGGTTCGTAGGTCTCGTTCAGATCAAGTTATAATGTATATAGATAAAGATGGAGGTGATATCATTATATGATTTGCTTTAAAGGCAGAACTTTCTGCACAGATAAGGAATGCACTAAGTTTGATAGATGCGAAAAAGCTTTGACTGAAGA